TATATAAGGAGTTTTTATAAAAGGAGTATTGAACTCTGTCTGAATTAAATTTTTTATATCATTTTGTAAAATAGGGACAGTACCTATAACAGATTGTCCTTGTGCAGGTGTGTAATCAGTACTGCCAGTAGCATACTTAGCAGTAGCAGATATGAAAAACATATATTTTGCATCGCCTGTCTGTATGTTAGAAACTTCTAGAGTTTTAACATTTGGATAGAAAGGATGCTGTGCTACAGTTAGTTCAGAAGTTTCCATTACCAACGGTAATAAATCATCCGTCCTTTTCACACTGTCCTCAAAACCTTCTCCTCTAAAGTTATTTCCAAAAGCTTTCTGTTTAACCAGTTGTAATTGAGCCTCATTTAACCAGTAGGTCAATTCTTCAGGCTCAAAAGCAGGAAGCTCTAGACTAGAGGTCTTGGATTTATCCAGGCCTAGCTGTACCGCTATATGCATTTCTTCTACTGTCATTATTTCTTAGTTTCAATCTCGTTTAAAATGGTAGTTTTAACTTCTTGATTTTCTGGGTTATCTAAGAAATCTACAACTTCTTGCATATTATGCCCGATTACATCTGAACCATATTTATAAATATTTTTATTTCTTCGTATTACGTTGTTAGAAATTGCTTCTTTCACTAGGAATTCAGTATTCCTATTCTTATTGTTAACCCATTTATCAATAAACTTACCAGGAGAATTCTCAACATATTCGTTAAGTCTTGCTTCCACAATATCGTCACTTACACTATTTGGATTCTGTCCGAAAATACGTAGAGCTTTACGCATTTCATCCATACTCATTTTATCCAATTCTTTGTAAGCTTTTCTCTTAATACGTGCAAATTCATTAGTTTTCTGAGCTACATCCTCTTTATTAACTAATACATAATTTGCAGTAGGTTTCATTTCTTCTAGGCTGTTCTTAACTCTCTTATGGCCTCTAAGAAATAAATATTTCATTTCGTCCATAGGATCATCAGTATTGAGAATAACGTCTTCTCCTGTAACCCTTACTCTAAAGGTATTCCAGAATTCAGAACCTGATCTCAAATCCAATCCTAATTCTTTTCCTAAACGTTCTTCATCTTCACGAGTAAGACCTGTATAAAGTCTTCCTGAACGTGTAAAATATGATCCTAAAGAGTCTACGCAATTTTTATAACGTTTAACCCCTGACCATGAATATCTGTTAATGTGCTTTAACGTAATTTTCATATATGTATATATTATTAAATAGAAGAATGGGAGGACTTGTCTGGCGCCTCCCAAGCCTTAAGGTTTATCTTCTAATGTTTATTACTCTACATCCATAATCAATTCTCCTGAAGTAGTCGGGTCTTTAACCTGAATACCTTGCTCTGACAAGAAGTGTACTGAGTACCCGTCTTTAGCGTTAGAGCGCAGAGTGTTAATTGACTTAGCATGGCCTGCTCCTGGAGCTACAGAACCTCCGGTATGCCACATAACCATTTCGCGATCTTTTCTCACTACTTTAGAAATGTTAGATTCGCCATCTCTCATTCCAAAGTCAAGGAAGGTCATACGATATGATTCCAAAGGCTTACCTGAAACAGGGTGCAGTTTACGGTTAGTAGTAGTGTTGTCATACAGTGGGAAGTGCTTAAGAGTAAGCTCTACACCGTTCAACATTTTATAGGTAGTAAACTGTCCGCCTAAAGTAAGTTCTTGTCCAGAACCACTTACAAACTTGGTATCGATAAGATTATAAGCAGAAGCTTTTTCTTTCAATACACGGTCGAATTCTTTCATACCCATCTCACCTGTAAGAGCAACGAATTTACGTTCGCCACGTCCCAAGGTATTATAAGACAAGTTAAACAAGAAATCTTCCAACAGGTCTGCAGTAAGTTTAGTATAAGTGTCACGGTTAGCTGGTGAGATTTGCTCCAACAGACCGGCTCCAATATAAACTGGACGACCATTAGTACCTCTTAAGTCAGTGGTACCGTTTTGATTTGCGTTATATTTAGAATATACAGAGAATCGTTCAATGCTTTGATACCATTGACGAAGAGCTCTCCACTCTTGATAATCTGACCACAGGTTAGTAGTTTTACCAGATTTGGGGTCTTTATAAGAAATTACCATTACAGAAGAGAAAGCATCACCGGTAATATCGTAAGACAACCTCATAGTAGTCAAGTGATTTCTCAGCTTGAACGGAGTGTTGTAGTTCACGATATCAGCTTCTTCACTGTATTCTTCGTAAGCAGAACCTTCTCTACTCAGAGAGGAACCGGCTTCCAACAATGAAGGCGGAATAAAACTTTCAGCTTTTCCATCTGAAACTACCAAAGTATATACGTAGTCAGAACCGTCTTGGTAAGGTTCGCCCATTACACGAGCTTGGAATTCTCTATCATCGAAAGTAACAATAGCACCAGGCCCAAACCATTTTTCGCTTACCCACACTTGAATTGGGGTTTGGTTAAGACCAGGAGTAGAAGTACTTGTGATAGCGTCTCCCATCCATTTGGCGTTGTTAATCTGTACAGCTTTGTCGCTGTCAATCATAACAGGCCATTCGTATTGACGATCTGCAATTTCAACAGTTCTTCCAATACCAGAAGTAAGGAAGTCCAGTGAACTATTTTCGTAAGTTCCAAAAATATAAGACAGAATGGTAGTAACTTGATGAGGCCTAGTCAACAGAGCTTGTGACAGCATGTTTTCTTCTGCTAAACCTGAAAACCATTTAGTCCTATAAAGTTGCAACCCATTAAGAACATTATTAGTCATTTATTTATCTTTTTATATTAATATTTAGGTTTTCTTAACTGACTGCTAAGTGAGTCCCAAACAAAGTTACTATCGTTTTTATTTTCTTTAGTTCTTTTGCTTTTATCGGACAGTTTCTTTTTAAGATTTTTAGCAGCGTCAGAATTCGCTTTTCTTTGAACCTTCTGAACGAAGGCATCACCTTTCATTGTAAAATATGCGGATTCGATAAGATTTTTAGAATCAGACAAGTAGTCTTTCTGATATTTAGTGCGTCCATCAGCAGTCGGTTTGAAGATATAATCCATCAACTGCTTTTTTTCCTCTTTGGAGATGGGAATTCCCCTGACACTCTCAAGTGAATTCACGCTGTCTTGTACGGTCTCGATATATTTTTGTTGCTGCTTTTGGGCCTCCTCCTGTGCTTTTTGCTTTTCTTTTAATAGCTTTTCAGACTTCTTTTCCCTTATTTCAGCAAGTAATTCTTTAGCATCTTCTGCCTCATCTTCGAGAACTCCGGCATCTTCATAGCGTTCTATACTCCTTTTAATACGAGATTCGCTGTACCCTTGTTCTTTTAGAAGTTCACTTATGACCGCTTTTTGGTTTTTATCATCACTTAGGTCTACAGTGTCCAAATCTACTTCGCCTGCAGAGGTCTGAATGTACTCTCTGATATCCCCACCGTTAGAAATAAACTCATTCAATTTTTCCATTTCTTCATTAGCGAACTGAGGAGTAGAATTAACTTCTACTACTTCTTTCATAAAGTTCACTACATCTTCCATGCTTTTGAATTTTTCATCCTCTCCAAATTCCCAACCTAGAAGTTCTCCAAGTTTATCCTGAACATATTGAGAGATTTCGGGTTCGGCTTCTCCAAGATCTGAAGAATCACCTTCTTCTCCTCCTTCTTCTTCTTCCTCTTCCTGTTCTTCCTCTTCTTCGTATTCCTCCTCCTCTTCTTCAGTTTCTTCAGTCTCTTTAGTTTTTGGAGTTTTGGTCTTTTTCTGAGAATCGTCTTTGCCAGAAACCTTTTCCTCTTCTTCTTCTATTTCTTCAGGTTCTTTGTAATCGTATTTTGAATCTTCTTCATCAAAGTTCCCTTTTTGTTCCATAGAATCTACTGTGCGATTAGATAAGGTTCCTGCAACAGCCTCAAATCCTCCTAAGAAATTATCAGTATCCATATTGTTTATTGTTTAGTAGTTGTATTATTTTGTTTAGCGATTTTCTTTCTTTCTATTTCCTCGTCCGCTTTATTACTTCTAGAGGTTTCTGCTAAAGTTAAATGTTTATAATTATTCTCAGCTACGTTTTTATCTATATCTGCAGATATTTTATTAGCTTCGAGTGAGAGCTTTTCTTCTTCAAGTCCTGCTTTAATAAGTGCAACTCTAATATCAGTATCAGACTTACGTACAGAATCTTCTTCTTCTATCCTAAGCTTCTCTTGTTCAAGTTGAGCACGCATCTGTTCAATCTCTGTCTGAGCTTGCTGCTGCATTTGTGCCATTTGTTCTTCTCTATCTTTCGCTTTCTTATCTATATTCTCTAATTTCTTACGAATCTCAGTAAGGTTATTAGATGCAATGATTTCTACAGCGTCTGCAAGAGAAGCACCATTTTGCATAGCAGGTTGTAACAAAGTCCTAACAGCTTCAATGTTTTGATGTTCTTGAGTACTATCAGAAGCAAAAATACCGTAGTCTGAATACAGGAAATCCTCTGTCAAATCTAAGAAAACTCTTACCATATCATCTGTTATGTAATGGAGCTTTTTCTTATTAGATCCTGCCCAAGCAGATTTAGCCGCTTCTAATAAAGATTCTAGTACTCTTTTTTTGATTCTATTATGTACCCAGAAATGAATCTCGGTAATATGAGATGACTGTACTACAGATCTTTCTACATTACCTACTAATTCACTAGTATTAATAGATCCTTGTCTTTGTCTTGATACTCCTGAAAGTTCCCCAACCATTTCTTCTATCTTCATCATAAGTTGGATATGGTCACTTATAACAGAAGACATTGTTAAGTCCTGAGAAGAAAACTGATTAAAAGATGCAGGTTTTCCACCTTCTCTTCCTGGTACATCCCATCCTTCTTCGTAAGGGTTAAAAAAGTTTATACCCATAGCAGAAAGATAATGCATCCATTTTTCAGTAGATACTCCCATAGATTTAGGAATCTGGGTAATATCCATATTAATTACCCTACCTTTATCCCTAGCCAGAGCAACTTCTAATCTGTACCATATTACCA